GGAGACAACCGACCTCGCGGCCCGCGGCATCTCGATGCGGCTCTCGGGCGTGCCCACCGCGAACATCGCGCTTGCGCTGACCGAGGATTACCAAGGCCGCGATTGCACGGTGCTCTTCGGCGCGCTATCGCCGACCGCCGGCACGCTGATCTCGTCGCCGGTGACGGTGTTCCAGGGGCGGATGGACGTGATGCAGATCTCGGACGACGGCCAGTCCGCAGACATCACGATGACGGCCGAGAACCGGCTCGTTGATTTCAAGCGGCCGCGCGAGGTGCGCTACACGCACGAGGAGCAGACCGCGCTTTTCCCCGGCGATCTCGGGCTGGAGTTCGTTACCGCGATCCAGGAGAAGGCCATTTACTGGGGCAACCCGAACCAGACGCAGCAAACGAACTGGAACGGAGGCGACAAGACTGGCGAAACCGGCTACGAATGAAGGCTTCCGACATTCCCGCGGAGCTTGCGCGCTTTATCGAAGAGCGGCGCAGCCAGCCGTTCGCGTGGGGCGCGAATGACTGCTGCCTATTTGCGGCCGACTGGGTCGCTCGGGCAACGGGCCGAGATCCCGCGGCGCACTATCGCGGCACCTACTCGAGCGGCATCGGCGCGCAGCGCATCATCGACAAGGCCGGCGGGATTCTGGAGTTGGCGCGCGAGCTCGGGCTTAAGCCAGCGCAGATCGGCCTCGCTCGCCGCGGTGACGTGATCGCCCGCGACGTGGGCAACGGCATCGGCCTGGGCGTCTGCGTGGGTAACGCCGCCGCCTTCGTGGGCCGCGATGGGCTGGAGTTCCTCGACCTCAACGGCGCCGCCTGCTGGCGCCTCTAACTATGCCGCAAGTCGCCGTCGTCGTCTGGATCGCTTTGATGGATATCGGGCTGAGTGTCGCCGCGGCCAACGCGGTGATGTTCGTGCTCAAGTTCATCGCGACGACCGCTGCCTCGATGGCGGCCTCCAAGCTGCTGGCGCCGAAGGCTCCGAGCTACTCCGACCCGTCGCTCACCGACCGCTCGCAGATGATCCGCTCGCCGATTGCGGCGCGGCAGATCGTTTACGGCCAGACCAAGACCTCCGGCGTCATCGTCTACATCTCGACGACGGGAACAAAGAACGAGTATCTGCACCTCGTCGTCGCGATGGCCGGTCACGAGGTCGAGGAGATCGGCGACGTCTACTTCAACGATGAGCTCGCGCTGACGGGCGCGGGCAGCGCCGCCCAGGGGCGCTTCACGGGCTACGCCGAGATCTACAAGAAGCTCGGCAGCGACACGCAGACGGTCGAGACGAACCTTGAAACCGCGACATCCGGACTGACCGACGGCAAGTGGACGAGCGACCACCGCCTCCGCGGCATCGCGTACATCTACGTTCAGCTAGTGTGGAACCAGGAGGTGTGGACCGGAGGCATCCCGAACATCTCCGCGGTGGTCAAGGGAAAGCAAGTCTATGACCCGCGCACAACGACGACGGCTTACTCGGCCAACCCTGCGCTCTGCCTTCGGGACTACTTGACCAGTTCGCTCGGGATGGCGATGGACTCGGCCGAGATCGACGATACGGCAATCAACGCCGCGGCGAACATCTGCGACGAGCAAGTCGAGATCAAGCCGGTCACCTCGCCGGCCACCTACGAGAACCGATACGAGGCGAACGGCGTCCTTTACACCAGCGCCTCGCCCGACGAAAACATAGGCAAGCTTATCACCGCGATGGGCGGGCTCATCGCCTACTCGGGAGGCAAGGTCGTGGTCTATGCGGCCGGCTACCGGATCCCGACCGTCACGCTGACCGAGAAGCACTTCGCCGGCCAGATGACGGTGCAGACCAAGACCTCCGCCCGCGACCGAGTAAACGGAGTCAAGGGCGTCTACGTCTCGCCCGAGAACGACTGGCAGCCGTCTGACTTTCCGCAGATCACATCGACGACCTACGTAACCAAGGACGCCGGCATCCGCTACTGGCGCGACGTGGCGCTGCCGTTCACGACGTCGCCCGCCTGCGCCCAGCGGCTGGCCGTGATCGAACTGCGACGCGCTCGCGAGGAGATCACGATGACCGCGCGCTTCCGCCTCGAGGCGATGCAAGTGCGAGCCGGCGATACGGTGATGATTACCAACTCGAAGATGGGCTGGACCCAGAAGGTCTTCGAGGTGATGGAGTGGAACTTCGCGAGCGATGGCAGTCCGCCGCAGCTGGCAATCGAGATGACGCTGCGCGAGACGGCGTCGACGGTCTATGACTGGACCGTCAACGACGAGATCTACGTCCACGACGCGCCGAACACGACGCTGCCCGATCCGTTCACCCTCTCCGCGCCGACGAACCTGACGCTGACCGCGGACGGAACGACGCAGCAGATCCAAGCGGACGGCACAGCGCTGCCTCGCATCCTCGTCTCGTGGTCTGCGCCGGCTGAGGAGTTTATCCAGGCCGGCGGCAACGTAGGGATCGAATACAAGGAAAGCACCTCGACGACCTATCTTACGTGGAACACTGTCCCCGGCGATCAGACGAGGGATTACATCTCAAGCGACGTTAAGATCGGTACAACCTACAACGTCCGCATCTTCGGCGAGAGCTTCTTTAAGGTCTCGACGTCCTACGTCAGCGCGACGGTCAACGTGCAGAAGGACACGGTGGCGCCTAGCATCCCGACCGGCCTCGTCGCGACCATCGGAACGGGCTCCGCGGTGGGCCTTGACTGGGATGATTCGACCGCGCCCGACTTCTCCGAGTACGGCATTTACCGCAACACGACCGGCGTGACTCCGGCCAACGCGAACACGAACAAGATCGCCGAGGTCGACGCATCGCGTTTCGTCGACGTGGACGTCGCGGTCGGCACGACGTATTATTACTGGGTCAACGCCTACGACGCGCTAGAGAACGTGTCCGGCTTCGCGACCCGCGTGCAGGCGACGCCAGTCGCGATCACCGCCGGCGCTGTCTCCAACGTCGCGCCGTCGACTCCGAACGCTCCGACCTACGCGAGCGAGACAACCTACCTCGCGACCGACGGCACGGCCCTGGCCCGCATCACAGTCACGGCGCCGGCGATGCCGACCGGCGGGGCGCTGCTCCAGATCCTCTACCGGCGCAGCGGAGCGAGCGAATACGTGGTTGCGAACGTGCTCTCGTCTGGTTCGATTGCGGCGTCTATTGATGACCTTGCTCCTGGCGTCGCGTATGAGTTCGCGGCCCGAGCGATCTCATTCTCGAACACGCCCAGCGCGATCTCGGCTACGCTCTCCCGCACGGCTCCGAATTACTCGGGCACGGTAACCACGCCGGCCGGCGGCGCAATCTCCGCGGATGGCGTAAAGCCTGCCTACGTCACCGGAACGACGACATTCCTTTTCGGCACGCGCGTCTCTTGGAGTCCGAACACGCAGTCGGACTTTTCCTATTACGAGGCCAAGGTGACCGGAACCAATTCGGACGGCGCGACCGACTACTCGTGGTCGCCAGCTACCGGATCCAACGCGCCGATCACGACGCGCGACACGGAATGCTTTTTCTACAACTCAACCCTAGCCGCTGGCTGGGTTCGCGTTCGAGCAGTCAATCGGACGGGAAGCTTTTCTGCGTGGGCAAGTCTGGGCAACGCGAACGGAGCAGCCAACATCGGAACAGGCAGCATCTCAAAATATGCTGACTCGAACGTCACGACGACCGGCATCAAGACCGGCGGCGGAAGCAGCACGCGGCAGATCAACGTCATCTTCTCGGACTCGGTCGTCGTTTCTCTAGCCGGCGGCGCGACCACCGAGAGCTTCAACGTGTCGCTGACCAACCGCGGCTTCGGGGCCAAGCCTGACATCGGCACCGCGCAATGCGCTTCAAACGCGAACCTCGTCGCGGCCTACGACTTCGACGCGGCGGGCAACTCGAGCACTAACGCCGTGGTGCGCGTGACCACGCTCGACGGCACCAACGTGCCAGCCGGCAACGCGCGCTTCTCGGTCGAGTTCACCGAATACACCTGACCTATGGCTCTCCAGAAATCCTTCACCCTGCCGAGCGGCATCTCGGGCAACTACATCCGCCTCGTCGCGCACCGCTGGGACCGCGCCGCGCGGGAGTCGTCTGCGCTGTTCGCGCTCTACGTCGACTCGGCCGCGGCTCATTCGGGCAAGGCGCCGCTCACGCCGTGGATCGCAAAGCTCTGGCTGCGCGACGCGAAGTTCGACCAGTACCTGAGCAACGCGGAGCTCTCGACTCCAGGCATCCTCGCGCAGCTTTACGTCGCGGCGAAGGCCGAGCCGATCAGCTGCGACTTCGGCAGCGATGCGCTCGCGGACGCGGTCGACGTCTGACTGTCAGATCTCGCCGGACAGAATGTTGAGAAAAAGAGTTGACTAGGCCGTTGCGCGTCTCCTTGGTTGTGAGCGCAACGACAATGATCCGCTCACTAATCCTCCTTACGCTGGCCTCCGCCAGCCACGCCGCGCCGCCGGAAAGCTTCTGGCGGGCGCTTCACCAAGTCGAGACCAGCGGCCGGCACGGCGCCATCCTTGGCGACAACGGCCGCAGCCTCGGGCCGCTCCAGATCTCCCGCGCCTATCACGCTGACTCGCGGGTCGCCGGATCCTACGAGCAGGTGACCGACCTCGCCTACGCGCGCCGCGTCGCGACTGCCTACCTCAAGCGTTACGCGCCTGCTGCGTGGGAAGCTGGCGACGTGGCGACCCTCGCGCGGATCCACAACGGTGGGCCGACCGGACACCGCAAGGCGGCGACGCTGGGCTACGCCGACAAGGTGCGGAGGGCGATGCGATGACCAAAGCGCGCAAGCGC